AAGTGATCAGTGATCAGTGATCAGTGGTCAGTGGTCAGTGATCAGTGATCAGTGGTCAGTGGTCAGTGGTCAGTGGTCAGTGGTCAGTAAAGGCAAAAGCAAAGATAGTGATCAGTGATCAGTGGCCAGTGGCCAGTAAAGGCAAAATGCAAAAAACTGATTACTGATTACTGATTACTGATTACTGATTACTGATTACTGATTACTGATTACTTCCTTCTATATTACTGTAGACGGGGCCGGGATGAAGGGCTGGCCCCCGAAATTCGCCAGGTTGCTGAACTTGTTCTCGCAGGTGCTCATCTGGCGGTCGCAGCCGGCCCAAATGGTAAAGCCGTCGCCCGCGGCCGGCGGGCCGCCGATCCAGGGGACCATGGCCGTGACCACCGCGCCGGCATAGGCCTTGACGGCCCGGAGCTGGCCGGCGCAGGCCCCGGAGACCATCTGGATCTTGCCGAGGGTGAACCAGCCGTCGGGCTGGTTGAGGTTGGTCAGAAAGGCGACGGCGCTGTTGCCCGCGCTCGCCTGGACATAGCCGCCCTGGGCGAAGGAGCCCGGGGCCACGCCGCAGTTGGCGTCGTAGAGGCAGTAGGCGCAGGGCGCCTGGTAGAGCTGCCAGGGGACCTGCTGGTCCAGCAGTTCCAGCCACGACTTGACGTTGATCTGGATCTGGGCGTAGTCCACCACCGGCAGGTCGGCGACGCGGCCGGCGAAGAGGACCACCGGGTTGAACTGCGCCGGGTTGGCCCAGGAGGCGAAGATCAGGCGGCTCATGGTGACCGTGGCGCCGTCCAGGGCGCCTTCCAGGAGGGCCTGCTGGAAGCCGATGCCGTCCAGCAGGGTGGCCTGGGAGGTGAAGCAGGTGAGGGTGAGGGTGTCGACCTGGGTGCCCCGCACCGTCTTGAGCTTGCTGCGCTGAATGTAGGGGCCGGTGGCCAGGTAGGTGTGGCCGCCGGAGACGATGTTGACGTTGGCGCTGGTGAGGTAGAGGTGGGAGCCGTCGGCCATGGCGAAGTCGAAGAGGTCGGCCTGGCAGAACTGGCGGTTGACGGCCAGGAAGGCGATTAGTCCAGCGTCCGCGGTCTTCATAAGTCGGTGACCAGTGATCAGTGATCAGTAATCAGTAATCAGTAATCAGTAATCAGTAATCAGTTCCAAGAAATTCCGCCTTTGTTTTGCCTTTGCCTTTACTGATTACTGATAACTGATAACTTTCTCTCACGTCCGCACCATCCGCAGGGTGAGCTTGCCGGTGGCGGCGCCCTGGAGGATGGCGGCCAGCTCCAGCTTGTCCTCCGTGAACATGGCGCGGTAGTAGAAATAGAAATCCGCGGTGATCACCACGCCGGAGCCGGGCGCGGTGACAAAGGTGAGTATCCCGGAGGCGAGGTAGGAGATGGAGTAGGCGGTCCCGGCCTGGACCGCGCCGTTCAGGTAGATGACCGGGGGCGTCGGGGTCTGCTGGACGTCGTACTGGGCCTCCACGTAGCCGCCCTGGGCGCGGCAGAACTGGAAGGCCTTGGTGACGCCGTCGCCGACGCCCAGCTGCGCCCCCGGGGCGAAGTTGTCGGTCTGGTCGCTGAGCAGGAAGTCGTCGAAGGCGCCGCTGCGGGCGTTGTAAAATCCCCAGAGGGAGGCCTGGTCGGCGAGGCTGAGGCCGTTATATTGCAGGTCCCACTCGTAGAGGGGGGCGGACCAGAGCCTGACGTGCACCGCCCGGCCGCTTTCGGCCTCGTTGCTCAGGGTGTGCCAGAGGGCCCGGCGGGTGAAGGGCCAGCCCAGGGTTTTGAATGTCGGGAAGACGCTGTTGCTCATAGCCGGTTACCAGTTATCAGTAATCAGTGGCCAGTGATCAGTAAAGGCAAAAGCAAAGATAGTGATCAGTTATCAGTGGCCAGTGGCCAGTAAAGGCAAAAAGCAAAAAACTGATTACTGTTTACTGATTACTGATTACTAATTACTGATTACTGCTTACTGATTACTGATTACTCTCCTTTTACGATACCGGGACCGCGTTGCGGCCGACGTTCCTGATGGCCGCAGCCAGGGCGCTGGGGTTGGCCAGGAGGACTCTTCTCACGTCGGCGCCGTCCAGGGCGTTGATATTGATATTCACCGGGGCGCCCCCGCCCGGGGCGCCGGCGCCTCCGGACGGGGCGCCGCTGCGGAAGTTGTCCGCCAGGTCCGAGGGCAGCACCACCTCTTTTTTATGCACAAAGGCCAGGGCGTCGGCGGGCACGTCCCATCCGCCCTGGGCGCTGGCTATGGTGCCAAAGGCCAGAACCTCGGCCACCGCCGCCGCCCCGACCCCGGGAGCTGCCTCAACATTGGCCGGAAAAGGGAGCGCCGCAAACACTGAGGCTACCGCCGCCGCCCCTGCCTCAGCGGCGGAGGCTGAAACCGTTGCCATGACATCCGCTTTCTGCGCCATCTGCCCGTAGATGAGCATCTGCAGCTGGTTGGCGATCCAGGTGGTGAGCATCTTCTCGATGGCGCCCACGAAGGCGGTGAGGATGGCGGTGGTGAACTGCTGCATGGCCTTCTGCATGGTGAGGGTGCCCTGGATGAAGCCGTTGACCATGCCGCTGATGGCGGAATCGATGGGGGCGATGGCGCTCTTGATGTCCTGCAGCTGCTTCTGGGCCGCCTGCTCGTTGGCCTTCTGCACCTCCAGGAGCTTCTTCTCCTTGAATTCGGCCTCCTGCTGCTCCAGCTTCTGCAGCTCCTGGTAATAGCCGGTCCAGACGGCCTTAGACTGGGCGATGTGCTGCTGCTCCAGGGCCAGGGACTGCTGGGTGAGGGCCTTCTCCTGCTCCAGGGCGGCGGAGGTGCTGATCTGCCCCATGCTCTCCTTGAACTTCACCTCCTCCTGGGCCGCGGCGATGCGCATCTGCCCCAGCTTCAGCTCATTGTCCAGGCGGGACTGCGCCAGCTGCCGCTGGTGCTTGTCGTATTCCTCGTCGAACTGGGCCTGCTTGTTGAGGACGGCCCGGTACTCGGAGCTCTGGGCGCCGTAGGTGGTCTTGACGAAGGAGACCTCCTGGGCCATCAGGGCCTTCTTGGCGTCCCAGTTGCTCTTCTCCGAGGTCATCTGCCGGTCGAGGGCGGTGATCTGCTCCTTGGCGGCGTCCTGGGCCAGGGCCTTATCGGCGTTGTAGATCTCCCGGCTGACCGCCATATAGTCCTTGGATCCCGCGGCGCACAGGGCCAGCTTCGACTCCCAGAACTCCTTCTCCGCCTCCTTGGAGAAATCGAGGTACTGGTTTTCGGCGGTCTTGATCTGCTCCAGCTCGTCCTTCCACTGCTGCAGGAGCCCGGCGGGGCCCTCCCCCCCGGCGCCCTTCTTGCTCTTATCAAAGGGCGTGTAGGAAGCGCCCTCGGCGCCCCCGCCGCCCGCGCCGCCCGCGGCTGCCTGGGGATAGGTGAGTTGCCGGTCCTTTCCCGCCCCATAGCCGCCGAGGGCCCCGATGCCGCCTTCGGCGCTGCCCTGGGCCGTCATCATGGCCTTGAACTGCTCCGTCACCCAGATGACCGCCTGCCCCAGTTTCAACAGGATGGGGATGGCCAATTCCCCGACCTTATATTTCAAGGCGTCGAATTCGAGGCCGACGTCGTGCATGCCCGCCTTGAAGCTCCGGGCCTTGTTCACGGAGACGTCGTCCAGCGCCAGCCCCAGCTTGGCCAGGTGCTCGGCGCTGGCCTCCACGTCCTGCTGGTTCACCAGGAGCAGGCTGTTGATGTCCTGCACCCGGGCGCCGAAGGCCGCCAGGGCCGCCTGGTTGCGCTGGTGGCCCACCTCGTATTTCCCCAGGGCCCCGGTGACCTTGAAATAGATGTCTTCCAGGCCGGCGTTGAGGTCGATGTTGACCCCCACCTGCTTGCCCATGTCCACCACGGCGGCGCCGTTGGTCTTGAGGTTGCGCTCCAGCATGCGCAGCGCCTGGGAGACGGTCTCGCTGCTGACGCCCATGCGCTCGTAGGCGTTGTTCAGGGCGGCGGCGGCCTGGACGCTGATGCCCATCTGGTTGGCGAGCTTCTTGGACTCCAGGTTCATGTCGACGTACTGGTCCACCGCGCCCTTTAAAAAAGCGCCGGCGCCCACCGCGGCGGCCAGCCCCACGAAGGCGGCCTTCAATTCGGAAACGCCGCTGAGGACCTGGGAGAAGTTGTTGGAGGAGGAGTCGCCGAGCTGGTCCAGGCCGTCCTTCATCTGGCCGGTGGCGTCGCTCACCGCGGACTTGGCGTCGTCCATGCCGGATTTGAGCTGATCGGCCTGGGCGCTTATGAGCACTTTGATTTCGTCGTCGCTCATGTTAACCCCCGTGGCCAGTGAGCAGTGAGCAGTAAGCAGTGAGCCGTAAAGGGAAAAACTAATTACTGATTACTGATTACTGATTACTGGCCACTGATTACTGATTACTGATTACTGATTACTGGCCACTGATTACTGATAACTGTTTACTTCACTTGTCCCCCGACGCTGCGGAAATCGGCGACCAGCTCGTCGAGGGTGCCGTATTGGCCACCGCGCGGAGGTTCCGGGCGGCGAGACGCCGCCCCTACAACCGCGTCGGCAGGGGCCTTATAGCCCAGGTAGGCGGCCACCAGGTCCCCCACCGGGGGGTGCAATCTCCAGTAGCGCTCCAGCTCGTAGAGGCGGGGAAGCGTCAGCCGCTCGCCGATGTACTCCCAGGTCCAGCCGGTGAGGCTGGCGACCCGGGCACGGATGAGGCCCCAGTCGGGACGCTCCCCGCCAACTGTTCCCCCGGGGGCTTACTCACCAGGCCCGAGACATCCAAGATGCGGTCCAGGACCGGCTTGAAGTTGATCAGATCCAGGGCCTCCTTGACCTCGGCCAGCGTGAGATCCGGATAATTACGGGAAAGCGCCGTGTGGAGTATCTCAGCGCCCTCAAGCAGGCGCTGCAGGGGGTTAACCGGCTCCCCCTTCCCCCATGCCTCGATCATCGGCCAGTATTTCTCCAGGGCCGCCAGGTTCAGGGGCGGCAGGATATAATCCCGGCCGCCCAGGCGCAGGGGCACGCCTTCCAGGTTTTGATCAGCCATTAAGATCTCCAAATTGCCAGTTATCAGTAATCAGTAACCAGTGATCAGTTTTTGTCTTTGCTGCTTACTGATTACTGTTTACTGATTACTGTTTACTGGCTAATACGGCAGCGAGATGAGGCCGATGTTTTCGGCGGCATCCACGGCGGCCATAAAGTCGAACTCCGGGATGGTGATGTCCCCCACCTTGGTGCTGAAGGCCAGCTTGTTGCTCATGCAGTTGTTGAGGATCATCACCGCGCCGTTGACCCCGGTGATATTGTTCAGCACGCACATGAAGCTGGGCGCCAGGCCCGCCAGCTGGTTGACGATGGTGAGCGTCTGTCCTACCAGGGAGGAGGTGTAGAGATAATCGATCAGGATGTTCGTCTTTTTATCCGCCGCCGCGAAGGTATAGACGCCGGTGGCCTCGACCATGCTGTAAGCCCCCGCGGCCTCGTCGCCGACGGCCACCCGGGTGAAGGGGACGCCGGTGGCGGCGTAGACCACGCCGAGGTCCTGCTTAAAGGCGGTGTGGTTGGTCACGGTGACCGTGTAGGGGCCCGGCGTGTCAGCGATGAGTTGCGCCTCCGCCACCACCGGCACGATCTGGCCGGTGGCCGGAGGGGTGCTCCCAAAGAAGTTCTGGAAGACGCTCATCTTGATGTCGGCCTGCTTCGACTTCCCGGTGATCTTGCCCTGGGCCCGGAAGACGGCCTCGGCGAACTGGTTCTGGCCGTAGACCTCCTTGGCGGTAAAGGCGAACTCGACGCTGCCCTCCTGGAGCACCCCGCACTTTATGGGGTTGGGGACCGCGGGCGAGACGACCGGGGGGATGAAATACATGTTGCCGGTGCCAAACCAATAGACCTTAGCCATGTTTCAACTCCTTTTAGCTTTATTTACCAATTGCCAGTTCCCTGGAAGATCAGTAATCAGTGATCAGTGGCCAGTGATCAGTAAAGGCAAAAGCAAAGATAGTGATCAGTTATCAGTGGCCAGTGGCCAGTAAAGGCAAAAAGCAAAAACCTGATTACTGATTACTAATTACTGATTACTGATTACTGATTACTGATTACTGTTTACTGTTTACT